ATCTAATCTAAGTCTGAAAAAACCACTTTTGGTAGAGAAGAAGATAAATGCTGGTACGGCTAAACTGTTTAGGTCCCTTGAAATTCTTTCCGGTGCTGTTCCTGTTGTTAAGTAGTGGCTGCAGTAGTTTTAAGGATATACTTCCAATTGAGGTCAAGACTGTCGAAATCGAGCGGAATGTCCCGCTCCAGAAACATCCGCGCCCTGTATCGTTAAATAATATCCATTTTTATGTAGTAACTCCAGATACTTACCTGGATTTTAAGAAGCGGTTTGGTAAAGAAAATGGTGATTCACTTGTCTTTTATGCCCTAAGTGTTCGTGATTACGAGACATTGGCGTTAAATATGGCGGAAATAAAGCGGTTTATAGATCAACAGAAACAGCTTATAGTCTATTATGAAGAAGCTGTGACGCCGTAAAGGAAGAAGTATATGAAACAACGCTATGAAGCAGAAAAAACTGGAGATAATACTCTTATAGCTGCATATACTATAGAAGTTACGTGCGAAGTTTGTGGATTTGATATTACCGAAACCGATATGAAAACTAAAGAATGTCCTAGTTGTGAAGTATATTTAGGGCTAAAACAGAGTGTAACGGTAGAAGTAACCCCTACGCCTATGTTTGGGGCAGTTTTGGAGTAGCCTATAATGCCCCTGCAGAAACTAATCTTTAAGCCCGGTATAAATAAAGAAGTAACGCGGTATGCTGCTGAGAATGGCTGGTATGACTGCGATAAAGTGCGTTTTAGGTTCTCATTACCTGAGAAAATAGGTGGTTGGGCGCGTATATCAGGCCATACATTCCAAGGTGTGTGTCGGTCTTTATGGGCTTGGGTTACTCTAACGGGGGCCAAATTAGTAGGGATAGGTACGCATTTAAAGTTTTATATCGAATTAGGAGGTATTTATTACGATATCACCCCCATTCGAGCAACTACTACGAATGCAGCTACGTTTGCGGCTACTGACGGATCTACTACTATAACTGTAACAGATAATAGTCATGGGGCTGCTGTTGGAGATTTTGTTACTTTTAGTAGTGCTGTCTCTCTAGGGGGCGTTATAACTGCCACTATACTAAATGCAGAGCACCAAATAGTATTAGTACCTACCGCGAATACGTATACATTTACAGCATCTATTGCGGCTAATTCTTCCGATTCGGGTAATGGTGGTTCGGCGACTGACGCGGCATATCAGGTAAGTGTGGGGCCAGAATCTGTGGTTCCCCTTGTTGGTTTTGGTGCCGGTACATTCAATACGGGTACTTTTAATGTTGGGAGTATTGCAAGTTTTTCTTTGCGTCAGTGGAGTCAGTCTAATTTTGGTGAGGACCTTATATTTGGACCTAGGGGGGGCGCACCTTATTATTGGGATGCTACAAATAGTGTAACCACTAGAGGGGTAGCCCTCTCTAGCCTAGGTGGAGCCTCAAACACGCCCGTCGTGCAGAACCTTGTATTTGTCTCTGATATAAACAGATTTGTATTTTGTTTTGGTACAAACGCGTTAGGTACTACTACACAAGACCCACTTCTATTTCGTTGGAGCGACCAAGAAAATGCGGCAAATTGGACTCCTTCAGCTACAAATCAGGCTGGTAGTCTCAGGTTATCGCGTGGCACCAAGATAGTAGCTGTCGAACAGTCTAACCAAGCTGTTAATATATGGACAGATTCTTCTGTATATAACCTACAATTCTTAGGTGGGCAGGCAGTATTTGGGGTTGAACTTATTGGGGATAATATATCTATAGCGTCTCAGAATGCGGTAGCCTTCGCAAATGGTGTATCTTATTGGATGGGTAACGATAGGTTCTACAAGTATGATGGGCGCGTGCAGACATTAAATTGCTCCCTACTACGTTATATAATTAATGATATAAATACGGCACAATTGGAGCAAGTTTTTGCTGGTACAAATAAAGAGTTTAACGAGATATGGTGGTTCTATTGTTCTAGCGGTTCTACTACGGTAGATAAGTATGTTATATATAACTACGAGTATAATATATGGTACTATGGAACCCTCTCTAGGACAGCTTGGTTAGATTCCGGTATGCGTACCTTACCTTTGGCAGCAACCTACAGGTATAATTTAGTAAATCATGAAGACGGTATAGATGACGTAGAGACAAATACTCCTGCAGCTATTAACGCATATATAACCTCTAGCGAGATTGACCTGCAGGGCGGAGATAAATTTGGATTTGTGTGGCGTGTACTTCCTGATATGACTTTTGAAGGGTCCACTATAGACGCCCCCAATGCTACTATGACACTAAATCCCCTGCAAAACTCTGGTTCGGGGTATAATAGCCCTCTATCTGAAGGTGGTAATAGTGCGGGGGCTGTAACTAGAAGTGCTACTGCGCCAGTAGAAGCCTATACAGGCCAAGTAAATATAAGAGTTCGGGGTAGGCAAATGTCTATGAAGATAGAGTCTACAGATACCGGTGTGCAGTGGCAGCTAGGGCATCCTAGGATAGACGTACGTGCAGATGGAGGTAGGTAGATGGCGGTAGATAGCTCACATAATATAAATTTTACTGCTCCTGTTCTAGCATACGCACCTGTTGAATATGATATGTCATACTTTAACTACCATAATAGTACCTTACGTTTATACTTTAATAGGGTAGATGAAACTCTAAGATCAAGAGATTCCCAAGAATACTCTGAGTCTCTCTCGTGGTTTCTTAGCTGATGGCTAATAACTATAAAAATGCTAAAGTTGATTTAACTTCTACGGCTGCAACTACGTTGTATACAGGGCCTACAGCTATTACAGCTATAGTTAAATCTATATTGGTATCGGAAGATTCTGGTAGTGCTGACACTATAACACTCACGCTAACTAATTCGGCAGGGGTTGTATTCAGTCTATTTAAGGTTAAGGCAGTAAGCGCAAACACTACAGTAGAGCTTCTAAGTAACCCAATTGTGGTAGAGGAAGCCGAGATATTAAAGGCTACGGCTGCTACCGCTGATCGTCTGCATGTTGTCGCTAGTCTATTAGAGATAGGGTAGGTGTAGTATGCCTCGTATGAGAGTTATTGATAGTAAGGAAGAACTAGTAACAGAAGCTAGAATAGTAGTTCTATCTGTTGATCAGATAAATACTAAACATCCTCTCGCTACTGCACTAGCTATTATAGCTAAAGAGGGGAGTATGCCTTCTGCCGATACTAAACAGTTTGGAAATACAGTTTTCCTAGCTCATAGAGGTAAAGGCGAAAATCAGAATAAGATGGTGGGTCGAGCGTTTAATATAGATATAGCAAGGAACTACATTAGTAATGCTTTAATGTATCTCGAATACTTACGTGTAAGAGGTATCACGCACTATACAACTATGTTTAGCGGGAGTGAAGTATTTAAATTAATTAAGATAATAGAGCGTACGTTAGAGAATAGTACTGATACTGTTGTGTTTATAAAAGAAGCTACAAAATCTGATGCTGAATACATGGCTTTTGTAAAGTTCGGTAAACAGAGAATACCGGAGAGTATAGATGGGTAGCGTATTTAGTTCTGTAGGTGATTTTATTGGCGACGTTGTTGAGTTTGCCGTAGATGATATCCTCGAACCTGTTTTTGATTTTGTAGGTGGTATTGTTGAGGGTATGGGTGATGACCCATTTGGTACTCTCTTAACAATAGCTTCTTTTATACCCGGTGTAGGCCAATATATATGGATTGCAAGAGCTGCGCTAACTGCCGCGCAGGGGGGTAGTTTAACAGATATAGCGATATCAGCAGCTAGCTCATATGTGGGGTCACAAGTAGGTGGTTGGGCAAAAGGGGTAACTGCTACTGCTGTTGGGGCAAGTATTAACGCTGCTACTGGGGCAGTTATTGGAACTGTTACAGAAAAATTAATCGTAAGCGCTGCGGAAGGCGCTGCTAGAGGTATTATTGGAGCTAGTCTTAGTGCATTAGGATCAGGTGAATTTGACGTAGAAACTATTGCAAGAGCAGGTTTTACGGGTGCACTCACAGCAGCGGGTAGTGCTGCTTTTTCGGAGTTTACAAGTACGGGTGTTGAAGATGGTGCTGCCTATGATGCAGAATATGCAGACTATACGGCTACTTTGGATGCTGTAGATAGTGGGGTAGCTGACCTAGCCGCAGGGTTTAGAGATTTACCAAAGATAGCCCAAGAGGTTATAAAGAATACGGCAGCGGCATCAGTTACAGCAGCCATATCCGGTGGTGATGTTGATCTTGTAGATGTACTAGGGCCTGCAATAGCAAAAGCTGCAACTAGTGTATACCTTACAGAAGATGTTATCAAAAAACTTTATTCTGAAGATACTCCCGAAGTTACACAAAGTGTTGGGTATTTAATTAATGCTGTTAATAGATCTATTGATGCCGCTTTTGCAGGGACCGGTATTGTTGAAGCCTTTAATAGCTCAGTAGCTCAAGATCAATTTAGAAATGTGGATCTATCAAAGATAGTAGATTATCTAACCAGTGATAAAGTGCTGAATCTATTTTCTAAAGAACGAGAAGCAAGTGATGCTCTTAGGGATAAATATAGAGAGGCAGATATAATAGCGGATCAAGAAGATGATCTAGAAACAGAACTCGAAGTTGTAAATAGGGAGCTAGATAAAGTTAACGCTGCGGAGGCGGCATTAGCTCCTTACCAGGCCCAGCGCAAGCAGATAGAAGCTGATATAGCTAAAAATAAGGAGTTAATTGCTGCTAGAATTG